CAACACTAATTTCATCTAATCTAATAACTAATTCGTTTTGAGTTTCACACTCTGTACACCTTAGTCCTATTTTAGAACTTTCACCTACACTTTTTGATCTCATCTGTAAAAACATATATTCTACATCAAAGGTAGTAAGTTTCTTTGAGGATATATTGTCTTCTACACAAGCTTCGATAGTATCAATTAGCGCCCTAAAAACATTCTTAGGATCACCACTTTCACTAGCGATCATAAGACCTTTTTCTTCTTTTACAAGAAATGGTCGGTATCTTACCGACTTACCAGATGACGGAATTGTCATCTCATATTTTGGTGAGCTATTAAGTTTAGGTAGTGCCATAATCTACTCCTAGAATAATGTAAATGTTATTTGTTTTTGTCCTGCTGGTAAGACTTTCCAGTTAGTATAGGACATTTGCACGGTCATTTCAATAAATCCATCTTGATCGTTATTGAAAGAAATTTCTCCAATAGTTGTTGGAAACGCGTTAATTAGTTCGCATGAATAAACAGTAGTTGTAATATCTATATTGCCTTGAGCTGAGAATCCAAAGCCACCAGAAATACCAGCTGATAGCGGCCCTACATTAATTGAAGCCGAACCAAATATCTGTGGAATGCTGTTAGCTAGTTGATGTATTACAATTCTTTTTTGATAATCTTCTTTATAGTTTGCTGTATGAGAATCTTCATTCAAAATAAGATTTCTCCAAGCATCAAAGTATTCTTTAATTCCATAATCATTCATTACGAGAAATGTCAGAGAAACATCATCTACAGCATATCCGTATGCAATCTTTTCAAATTCCATGCCAATACGACGTTCATGTGTTAGTATTTGTTTTGCTGGTAGCGTTGCTTGACGGCATAGAATATTCATATCTCTACTAGATACACCAGCAAGAGGTGGCAGTTCAACAACAAAATTATTTGGACGAGCTAATCCTCCTTTTGTTGCGATTGAACTTTTTAATTCGTCAAGTGATGCAGCCATTATCCGCCCCTAGCCTTCTTACGAGAATCTCTATAAACTTTGTTTGCGCTAGATTTATTCCAATCAGCAGTTGGCATAAATGTAGCAATCTCCCATTCTGGCTTTTCCACTTCAGCAAATCTACTTCTTACATGCTTAAACAAGTAATGCTTCATAGCTGGAGCTAAGAATCTAGAGGGAATTGAACCATTGTTTGCCAACACAGCATCTAGTACTTTAGCCCTCAATGCTGGTGGAAGATAGTGCAAATTTAATCCCATGAACCCGCCTTTAGCTGGTCCCATCATAATAATGAGTGGAAAGCCATCATAGTACGGCAATGTCTTTTTGTGTTTAGGATCATAGAAGAACATGTACATTTGTCCAACAGGGCCACGTGTACGAGTCACTGGCTTTCTCTGTAGTTCTAAAGCATCATCTTGCATTACTTCTAATCGATTTTTTACGACTCTGCCACGGAACATTTGCCTAGCTTTGTCTTGAAACCAACGTATAGATTCCTTTGTCCGTGGTGTAATACCTGCACGGAATGCTTCTATTTCTAGTTCTCTAAATAAACTTTCACTTGCCATACCAGTATTTATAACTATTTTTTACGTTTTCTACGATATGGTTTGAGTGGTTTTAATTTACCCGGCACTTTCTTTAGTGGTTTAGTCATTATTCCCATTGAGTATAATGTTTCTTCTGTCCATATTTGAAAATCCCATTTGCGATCTTTACAGAAAGAGTTAGCAGCTTCCCATTTATTCATATTTTTTACATAAGTCAACGCTTCGGTAATGTACCTTTTTGTTCTTTTGTTTCCTGTCGGAGGCTTGGTTTCTTTGTCTGGTTTGATTTCGACGAGGATTGTTTTGTCTTCAAAGACAATTTTGAGATCGGGGAAATAGCGGTGATAGCGTTTATCGGCTTCATAGTAGTATGGTATCACGACTTCTTCAGAAGACCATGCCTTTACTTTAGGGTTTGAGTCACACCACTTGAAGCAATCTCTTTCCCATAGCGAGCGAAATATTACTTTAGTGTGGTCACCTTTGTACTTCTTTGGATTGAGTACGTTGTATCGTCCAGAATATGCCATTTTACGTTATAAATAGTTTCAAATTACTTTATATCTATAAGGATTAGTAATGAGTAGATCTCGAATTCAAAATGATACAAACCAGAAAAGTGGCCCAGGTAACTTAAAGTTTCCTATAGCAGCAGATCCAACGTATCGTACAAGAATATCTTTTCAAGCAATCAGAATATTACCACCTGATATTGCGGTGAGATTTAATTCTACAGAAACAGCTAAATCTGCTGGTCAAGATGCTGGTATTACTAGCCGAATCAGAAAAACTCAAGAGAGCACAACTGTAAGAGGCAATCCTCTTATGGTTTACGAGGTTTCAGGTGAAAAAGCAGATCTTTATATGCCAGTGTCTTTTCAAGTCAACGATGGATTTGATTATGCTACTGCATCTCTTGGCCTACTTGGTATGGGTGGTATGGCTGCAGCCAACAGAGGTGATGCGATTGCCGGTTCTGTAATGGAAGGACTGAAAGAAGGTATTGCATCTGTAGGATCTTTATTTGGATCTGGCGCGCTGTCAAGAGTTGCTGCTGTTAGAGCTTCACAGAATCTAGGTGATACTGCAAAGAACGCAATTAGTATTACCGCTAGAGCTTCTATGAATCCTAACTTGCGTACACAATTTAATGGTGTGTCAGTTAGAGAATTTAACTTTTCATTTAAATTTATTCCAAGGTCAGCTGAAGAGTCTGTCATGGTAAAAGATATTGTTAAGTTTTTCAGATTTCATGCTTATCCTCATGAGTTAGAAGAAAACGTTGCTTTTGAATATCCAAATATGTTCAGAATTAAATTGTTGTCAAAAGGTAGTGACGAAAGATTTAAAAATATTGGCACACCAATCAAACTATGTTATCTAAAAACTGTTTCTACTGTGTACAATCCTACTAGTCCTGTACTTCATCCTGATGGTTCTCCTACAGAAGTAGATATGAATCTTACGTTTACAGAGTATAAAGCTCTTTCTCGTAATGATGTTGTTAATGAAGAAAACGATACCTTCTATCAGTATGAAGGAAGAGTTACACAGAGAGGTGTGTAATGAGATATTTCAAATATTTTCCAAGAACGTTTTATAAGTTCGGCAATGAAACTACATCTGATGCTATTGAAGACATATCAATATATTCAGACGTGATCGATCAGATCAAAGATGCTACTACTGCATATCAAGACTATTACATTCAAAATGACGAAAGGCCAGATCAGGTTTCAATGCGACTGTATGATAAACCTGAATATCACTGGACGTTTTTTCTTATGAATGAACACTTAAGAGAGAGTGGTTGGCCTCTTTCTCCAAATGATGTATTTGAAAAAGCTAAAACAATTTACAGCTCTACAGTAATTACAACAAAAACATTTCCAATAGCCACAAACTTCAAAGTAAATCAAACTCTAAATGGACTAGGATCTGGTGCTATAGCTAAAGTGCAACATAGAGATTTAGACTTAGGACAAATTTGGATCAGAAATGTGACTGGAAATTTTGTCACTGGAGAAACTGTGACGTCTGTGAGTCCGGATACTTATTATTGATAGTGTCGCTAAACAATATAACGCAGCCCATCATTATGCAGATGCAAACAAAGAGTATGTAGATATTAATCCGAGCGTAGGGCCTGGTGCATCTATAACAGAAATTACTTGGTTCGATTTTTTAAATAGTCGAAATAACGAGCTAAGGCAAATAAGAGTTCTAAAACCGGATTCTATCAATCAGCTTGTAGAAGCATTTAGAGAAGCAGTTGCTATATAATGTCTGATAGCAGTAAAACATACAAAATTGAAAGTGTTCTTGTTCAGTCTGAAAGATTGAATGTTGATGTAGAATTGCGAGAAGTTGTACAGGATATAGAGATCTTTGAACATATTCATAAACCATATTTGACCGGGTTTATATATCTAATTGACAATGAAAATATGTTTCAGAATATCGATATTCTTGGTGCCGAAAAAGTTACTGTTGCTGTCAAGAGCCTGAGAGACGATACGATAGTTGTAAAGAAGAATTTTTATATTTCTAAAGTACTAAACACTGATAAAGTCAACGATAATATTCAAACAGTAGCTTTTCATATAACTGAAGATATTAGTTATATTTCAAATGCTTTAAACGTCAATCGGTACTATTCAGGAAAAGCAACTAAAATTATCAAAAATATTGCTTCTGAGTTCTTAGGCAAAGAATTAGAAAGTACAGAAACAGACAAGCAAAAATTAAGCTTAATTGTGCCTAATCTTAATCCTATCGAAGCAATGAATTGGGTTTGCAGTCGTAGTACTAATAGAGACGGTTATCCATTTTTCTTATATTCTACACTCGTCGGAGACAAATTGCAGTTTAATGATTTAGGAACACTGTTACAAACTCCTGTGATGAATGCTGACGTGACATATAAGTATTCTTCGAAGGCAACAAAGTCAGACGATCCTGACGTAAAAAGAAGAACAATATTTAGTCATAAGTTTATGGGAGCAACAGAAGATTTAATTAAATCAATTCAAAAGGGAATTGTAGGATCTAAATATGAGTACGTTGATTCGATAGATGAAAAACATAAGTCTTTTAAATTTGACGTATTAAAAGATCTTCTATTACCAGCAGTTGACACTGGAGCTATACAAGCCAATCAGCCTAACTTTGCATTTTCAGATGAGTATAAGATCAATGGTAAATCTTTGAATCGATTGGACTCTAGAACAATTACACAAGTAGGAGGATCAGGCGCTTACAGAGAAGTAGATGAAGGTGCGTATCCACTATCTTACAGAGAAGCTGCAAATGCTGCAGAATACAAGCTAGAAATAATTTCCAGAGCAATGGACAATATGATTAAGAAAAATCCGTTGAGCATAATTACCGATGGTATCGATTTTCTA